AAATACCAAGATATATCACACTTTACTTCACAGTACTACAATGATCCTAATAAGAGTGAGAATGGTGTTCTAACACAGAACAACTTCCAGTATTACGATAAGAAGTTTCTAACGTGCAAAGATGATAATTGGTATTTCAATGGAAATAGGTTATCTTTATTTGCTGCAATGGACTTTGCATTCTCTCAAAGGAGACATTCTGATAGTTCTGCCGTAGCTGTGATAGGTATTGATTCTTCATCTAATGTATATATATTGGATTTATTAAGATTCAAGACAGACAGAATATCTGAATACTTTAGTAATATGCTTGATATGTATAGTAAGTGGTCTGTCCGTAAGTGGAGGTGTGAGGTTACTATCGCACAACAAGCTATTGTACGTGAGCTTAAAGAGCAGTATATAAAACCACAAGGACTGCCAATTACTATTGATGAGTACAGACCATCAAGGAATGAAGGAGATAAAGCTGAACGAATTGAATCTGTGTTAGGTCATAGATATGAGAACAGAACTATCTGGCATTATAAGGGTGGGAATACTCAACTTCTTGAAGAAGAGTTGGTATTAAGGAACCCTCCCCATGACGATTAACATATAGGTCGTCAATAAACTTTTTAAATTCGGTGAACACCCACTTAGGAATCTAACTGGACAATACCGAGCCAAGCCCGAAAGGGAAGGTGTAACGACTAGCCGAAAGGCGTAGGGTTCAAGTGAACTCGAAACAGAAAGAACACTCTATAGGGTGTTATGAGATAGTCTACTCTATATGGTAACATATAGCATTCACAATTACTAAAATAAAGGAATCTTTATGAAAATATATACAAACAAGTCAGGACTGGAATTCACTATAGTAGAACGTTATGCTGGTAGAGAAGTATTAGTGAGATTCCTAGAAACAGGATCATTAGTAAAAGCGCACTCATCTAACCTAAATGCTGGTAAAGTGGCTGACCCATACCATAGAAGTAGATTAGGTATTGGGTACTTAGGAGACTATAAAAAACCATCATACCAGAAGAGAGCGTACCAATTATGGTCAAATATGATGAAGAGATGCTACTCTCTGAATGATCCAAGAGGTTACCACGGTAGAGTAACAGTTGATGCTAGGTGGCAGTGTTACGCCAACTTCTTAGAAGATATTAGTCATTTGGGAGGATTCTCAAAATGGCTGAATAAGGAAGGTTATCAACTAGATAAAGATTTTAATGGTGACGGTACTATTTATAGTAGAGAGACTTGTGAGTTTATACCAGAAGATATTAATAAGTCTGCTGGAAAGAAAGGTAAGAAACTTGTGAATGGAGTGTGGTTAACGCCCACGCTTTAATATTATGCTAAAAGATGCAGTGTCTAATGCTGTCGCTATATCTAAGGCACCATCCTCTAGGATGAGTGCTCCTGTAAGTACAAACGTAGTTAAATTTTCAAGGTTTGGGGGAATATGAGTAAAACACTTCAGTTGGATGAGTTGGTATCTGGTGATAATCTAGCATACAAACTTATGCATGTATATTCTAAGTGGCGCATACAACGTGCACCTTGGGAAACAGAACAGAAAGAGATACGTAATTATCTGTTTGCTACAGATACTAGTACAACAACTAATAATTCTCTACCATGGCGTAATTCTACCACACTACCTAAGTTAGCACAAATCAGAGATAATCTACATGCAGCCTACTTAGACGCTGTATTCCCTAATGATGATTGGCTAGTATGGGAAGGGGATGACCAAGAGAGTGTGACTAAAGAGAAACGCCGAATCATCGAGATGTACGTCAAGAATAAGGCTAAACAATCTGGTCTCAGGGAGACAGTATCAAAACTGCTATATGATTATATAGACTATGGTATTGTTCTTGGTGAAGTGGTATTTGTTACAGAGAAGCATAAAGATGTTGAGACAGATGAGGATGTTACTACATACACCGGGCCTAAGTTAGAAAGAATATCCCCATGGGATCATTACTTTAACCCAACAGCATCTACTTATGACAAGACACCTAAGTTTACTAGGTATCTCAAGAATGTTGGTGATCTTAAGAAAGACTTAGAAACACGCCCTGATCTTAAGTTTGATAGAGAGGGATTTAAGAAAGTACGTGATATACGAAGTACAGTATCTACATTCAAGTTAGAAGATTGGAACAAAGCAGATGGTTATTTTGCTGATGGTTTTGGTAGTCTGAACGAATATTATGGTAGTGGGTTGGTTGAAATCATTGAATTTGAAGGAGATATATATGATGAGAAAACAGATACACTCCATGAGAATCGTATTGTAACTATTGCTGATGGTAGGTATATTCTTAGAAACATAGCCAATCCCAACTGGTTTGGTAAGACTAATAAAACTATGGTCACTTGGCGTGAACGCCCAGATAATCTATATGGTATGTCTCCTCTGGCTAATTTGGTTGGTATGCAATATAGGTTGGATCATTTAGAGAATACCAAAGCTGACGCTCTAGATCAAACTATTATGCCCCCTAAGAAGATATTCGGACAAGTAGATCCATTCACTTGGGGGCCAAATGAGAATATATACATACCAGGTGGTCAAAGTGAAGGTGATGTAGTACCAATGCCTCCTAATCCAGCAGCCTTCCAAGTTAACAACGAGATTGGCTTCTTAATGGAAATGATGGAAGAAATGGCAGGTGCTCCTAAACAAGCTATGGGTATTCGTACACCGGGGGAGAAAACAGCATTTGAAGTACAGACATTGGAGAATAATGCTGGTAGGAATTTCATGTCTAAAACTAATAAGTTTGAGATACAATTCTTAGAGCCAGTGTTGAATCTTATGTTGGAGGCAGCTAAACGTAATATATCAGTGTCAGATACACTTAAAGTAGTTGATGATGATTTTGGTGCAGCAACATTCGTGCAGATCACTAAGGAGGACATTACAGCAATTGGTAAACTTCGCCCTGTTGGCAGTCGTCACTTTGCAGCTAGAGCACAATTGATTCAAAACATGACTCAATTATTCAATAGTCCATTAGGTGAATTCATTAAACCTGACTTGTCTCGTAAGCAATTGACTAAAATGGTAGAGGAAACAATGGGATTGACGAAGTACAAACTCTTTAAAGATAACATTGCTGTTACTGAAACTGCTGAAACACAGAGGTTGGTACAACAAGCTAGTATGGATCTACAAGCAGAGGCAGGAGCACAAACACAACAAGAGGAGATTTAATACATATATTTACAAATATATTGAACCTTTACATATAAATGTTGTCAAGTTAACTATATGACAAAACATTAACATGAGATATTAAAGGTAGTGAGAAACTTAAAAGATAAACCAATACATGAATACTCTTCTATTGAAGTAGCATCTATTATAACAGAGTATTTGTGTAGTGTCAAGGAGAGTGTTCAAAAAGATAATATATCTGACGAAGATTTCAATTCGCCTAGTTGGGCACTCAAACAAGCCTATAACAATGGGTCAATCAAGTGTATTGATCGTTTATTAAATTTTATACCAAAGAATACTAATGACAAATAACATTTTTGATTCTGACAATGAATCAAGTAAAGCTGAAGTTACTCAGGTAGCTGAAGCACAACCACAAAAGACAACTGCTCCTACTACCGTAGAGTATGAGTTTATTGGGGAAGGTAAGAAGTACAAATCTGTTGAAGATGCCCTTAAATCTGTACCACATGCTCAAGAGCACATTAAAACGCTTGAACAGCAGTTGGCAGAGCTTAGAGCAAAAGATGCAGAGAATATGGCTGAGTTACAGAGACGTAGAACAGCTGAAGAACTTCTTACCGAGATGAACAAAGGGAAACAAAACGATGTGGTTACCCCCACGGCTGTAGAGGCAGACCCTGAAGTTTTATCGCAATTAGTAGAACGGGTACTAGAGAAGAAACAGACTGAATCCGTAGCAAAGAATAATGCTCAATCAGTAGTTACTAAACTTAAAGAGGTGTATGGTGATAAAGCTCGTGAAGCTTATATATCACTAGCATCTTCTAATGGAATGAGTATTGAATTTTTGGATAAATTAGCTATGACTTCACCTAATGCTCTTCTGAAGTTAGCTGGTGTTGGTGATGTTAAACAATCATCTGGGAAGATTTCCAGTGACGTTCAAACAACAGCAATACAAAGCAACCAAGAAACAGTATCTTCACGTGTACCAGCATTTGCAACGTCAAAACAGATGGCAGCAGCTATGGCTGCGGCTAGACAAGATGTTCTTAAACGATTAAACTAATAAGGTTATATAATGAGTCAAAATACATTAAACACAACTGCTTTTATTGAAGCACAGATCTACAGCAAGTTTATCATTGATAACTTGGAACCAGTCCTTCTCCCTGAAATCTTCTATCGTGATGTTACGGATTTCGCTAAAGGTACTGTATTAAATATCAAAACAGTAGGTGATGTTGTACTGCAAGAAGCAGATGAATTTCAACCTTTGAACTACAACCCAATTGACACCGGAAACATTACACTGACTATCAGTGATTATGTTGGTGATGCTTAGAGCGTTACTGATGACCTTCGTTTGGAAGGGAGTCAAATTGACCAATTGATGTCAATGCGTGGTATGCAATCCACACGTGCTTTGGCACAATATCATGAATCTCGTTTCTTGGCTACTGCTGCTACGTCACAAACCAATGCCAATGTAAACTTGGTAAACGGTGTTCCTCATCGTTGGGTTGCTGGTGGTGCGTCTGCTACGAACCGGATTATGACTTATGGCGATTTGAATGCAATGCAATTCGCATTTGATGAAGCTGAAGCTCCTGCTGAAGGACGTATAGCAATTGTTCCTCCTGCTGTTGGTGCGACCTTAGCTGGTTTGGCTAACATCACTAATACCCTTTCACCTAACCCAATGATGATGCAAGTGTTGGAAACAGGCTTTGCCCGTAATCATAAATTCATCATGAATCTGTATGGTTGGG